CCTGCACGTTATCTCCGCCGTCTGGTGTAAAATCATGCTCATTATGCCTGATTCAGCAGCGCTTCTGGTACAATTGCGCCAAAGTCAGTATTTACAGAGTGTTATCTGCATGAAAATCGGTCTATTTTGAATAAACTAATAAATATATAATATATTCAATCACATATAATTTATTTTACTTGTTATTGGCGGCAAAATGGCGGCGCAACTCTTTACTTTTAGGCAGAAAAAAACCCGCATTTGCGGGTGTTTTTTTCGCTTTTTTATTACAGCCAAAGCATTTGTTGATGATTTCTGCCTGGATGCGGAGGCACTGGCTTCACATCGCCCGGCGTCATTATGATTGATGAAACGGTTTCTAAAGACTTAAAGGTGCAACTGCAGTTGATATTCTGACACTGGTTATAACGTTCTTTAGTTTCCTTAGAGATCTGGCTACTGCTGCGAGTATGAGCCGCATTCCCGCATATTGGACAATTCATCATTATTAGATACACCCCGCTTTTGAACTCTTTTACGAACTTTCCGATGGATTGTAATGCTTTTGAGTACTTTTTAAAGAGTTATTCCATTTCTAATGAGTCTATTTTCACTTCCAGTTCAATACTGGTAGTAAATCCGCTGTCCGCGCTCAGGCTGTGCGTCAGCGTGGTGATGATCCATTCTCCCGCATCAATCTGCTGCTTGAAGCCGCTGACCTTTACCGGCATTTCCGTGTATAGCTCCGCGCGCCCCTTTGCCAGCTGAATAGAAAACGTCGCAGCACCGCGCTGCAGGCGTTCCCACTGCATTTTGGCAGCGCGCTCTGCGTTGCTCCGGTTTGCATAAGTGCGGCTCAGTACCAGCACGTTTTCATCCGTGCCGATCAGGTAATCCCCCTGCTTCGCCTCCGGCTCTTTCTTCTTCGCGGTAGTTTTACGTCGCCTGCGCTTCACCTTCGCCACCGGCTTCTTTGCCGGTTCGCGGGTATGCAGCCAGCTGGCGATCACGCCGGTGTAAGAGTCGCGGTCCGCCAGTGTGAAGCGGTGCCCGTCCCCGTCCCTGCGCTGAAGAGTGATCACCGGCAGTGCCTTACCGCTTGCCGTTTTTCCCTGCCCCTGCCGGATAAACAGCAAATTGCCGTCCTTGACGCAGGCCACAGCGCCGCACTGTTTAGCCAGGCGCATCAGAAAGCTGGCGTCAGATTCGTTGGTCTGATCAAGGTGGTCAATCTCTGTGGCGGCCATGTCTTCACCCATCGCCGCTTTCAGCTTATGGCGCCCGGCGATGTCCCGGACAATCTCGCCTGCGGTGGTTTTGTGCCAGGACTTCTCCCGTTTCGTGTTCAGCGTCTGCCGGAAGTCGGCGCTGCGCGCCCTCAGCGTCAGCCTGTCAGGCGTACCGCTGTGCTCGATTTCATCAACCGTGTAGCTGCCTTTTGGATAAAGCGCCTCTCCCTGCCAGCCCAGCGACAGCGAAAGCACGACGCCCCGGCGTGGCAGCTTCAGCTGGCCGTCTGCGTCGTCCAGCTCGATGTCCAGCTGGTCCGCCTCAAAGCCCCGGTTATCGGTAAGCGTCAGGCTCAGCAGGCGCTTTTCCAGCTTCTGCGTGATGTCTGTGCCGTCCATCGTCAGGCGAAACGCGGGGGAATTCTGCTGACCGGTAATCCACGGACTGGTCATCATGAGAATAACCCTCCCGCTGCGGCGCTCACCTTCCCGGCTGCAGTGGTAGCAGCACTCTGCATGACGGACAGCTGATCGCTGAGGCTGCCGAACATTTCCCCCAGCGATTCATCGGTGCGCTTCAGCGTCAGCGTGAACTCAATGCGGCGGCACACGCCGCTGCTGAAAAACTCCGCTTTGGTCTGGTTAAGGCTCTCGATCACGAACATGCCGTAAATCGTGCCGCTGCCCTCAATGAGGGGCCACGCCCGGCCCTGCTCCGCAATCTGCTCCAGCGCGAACAGCGACAGCCTGCCGCCGGTAATCTCCGGCAGCAGCACGCCGGAAAGCGTCAGCGTGTCGTTGTCCGGGCCTAAAAACTGCAGTGATGGCCGCACGCCTACCCGGCTGTTTGACGGGAATCGCCAGCTGCGCTGATACTGCAGTTCCTGATAGGGCACCGTCTTTAGCATGAAAACAAATAAGCCCAGCGTCATCATCATTCCTCAAATCCTCCCCTGTCGCGGTAACTGCTGCGCTCCCGCGCCTCAGCCTTCCGCTGCTCTGCCTGAAGCCTGCGCATCACCTCGTCAACCAGATCCTGCTGGCTCTGTCCCGGCTGCTGCACGATAGTGAACGAGGCGTTAATCTGCGGTGCGGCTTTTGCCGATGTGCCACTCATGCGCGGCGCGTCCTGCCGGTATGCCTGCGCGGGCAGGCTCAGCGGGTGCAGCGGTGCGGCTGTGGCAGGTGCCGCCGCACCGCCCAGCGTCAGCGCCGCCAGTGCCGCCAGCCCTGCGGTGCGCCTGCGGCTGGTCACGCTGACCGGGCCGTTAATCAGTTCGGGGCCGTTCTCACCCACGATACCCATCTGGCCGGACGGAATATTGCCGCCGGTGTCGTACATGCGCGGGAACCCGCCCGGCGGCAGCACCACTTTTCCGTCCGCGTTAACCGTGGCGGCCTGCTGGCGCGTGACGTGCTCCGGCAGTTTTGCGTTCGCCGCCTCTTTCGTCACGATGCCGAGTTTTTCCAGCAGCCAGGACACTCCTGATTTCAGCGTGTCCAGCGGGTGCATCACCATGCTGAGGCCATCGGCCAGCGCCTGACCAAACGCCTTACCCTTAGCGGCTGCGCTGTCCAGCTCTGCCCCCGTGGACTGCACCGGCGTCAGCAGGTCGCGAAACCAGCCGAACAGCGCCTGCACTTTATCCCCGATCCACTGAAAAACCGGTTTCAGCGGGGCAAACGCTTCACTTACCGGGGCGGCAGCAGCCCTGAACCCCTCAACCACGCCGCCGAGAAACGCTTTAATCGGCTGCCAGTATTTCCAGACAACCAGCGCCACGCCTGCCAGCGCGGCGACCAGCAGCCCGACCGGACTCAGCAGCGCGCCCATGGCCCATGAAATGCCGGTCAGCGCAACGCGAAGCACCGCCACGGGACCGGACGCCAGCCAGCGCAGCACCTGACCCGTACCGCTCAGCAGCGCCCGCCCTGCCGCCACCGGGTTCATCATCATTCCGGCAGCGGCGGACACGCTGCGCATGGCCCCCCTGAACATGCGCAGTGGCGCACCGGCCACCGCCTTAAGGGCATTACCCGCCATGCCTGCGCTGGCGCGGAGTGAAGCAAGCGGCCCGGCCAGCAGGCTGACGCGCCCGCCCGCGTCACCCATTCCCCGCCGCAGCAGGTTAAGCGGGGCGCTCCCCAGCCAGCCGAGCATACTGCCTGCCCGTGATGCTGCTGAAGCAAGCCCCGGCAGCGCCTTAAGCCCCAGCACGTTGCAGCTCAGGCGCAGCAGCGCCAGCGGTCCCAGCACCGCAGCCAGGCCGATCATGAGCGTGCCCAGCGCAATCACCACCACCGATACAGCCGCCACTGCCTTCACGAGCGTGCCCGCCAGTTCCTTGTTGTTTTCCACCCAGCGACGGGTCACGCCGGTGACTTTCTTCACCATATCCATAATGTCCATCAGCGGCGTGCGCAGCGAATCGCCCAGGCCGCTCATGGTGTTAGATACGCCGGTTTTAGTCAGCATCCACTGTGCAGAAAGCGAGTCCTTATTGATGTCAGATTCTTTCTGCATGGAGCCTTTCGCCCCGTCGCCCTGCGTCAGTTCCAGCTGGCGGCGCAGCTCCGGCATGTTATTGACAAGTTTTGCCGCTGCAGGGCCGAACTCCTTGCCAAAGAGCATTGTCAGCGCGGGCACTCTCTTGCTGTCCGGCAGCTTTTTAACCTTTTCCAGCACGCGCATGATTGTGCCCATCGCGTCCGTGGTCATCTGCTTTTCAATCTTTGCCGGGTCCAGCTTCAGCAGGTCCATGCCGTCCATAAACCGGTTACTCTGCATCGTGGCTATGGACAGCTCGCGCACCATGGCATTAGCAGAACTGGCCGCAATCTCAGAGGTGGCACCCAGCGTCAGGAACGTTGAACCCAGCGCTGCCACCTGACGGAAGTTCATCCTGTCGGCCACGCCGCCCATGCGCTGCATAACATCAATGATGTCCGCCCCTTTGGACATGGCGTTGTCGTCCAGGTAGTTCAGCGCGTCGCCCAGCTGCTCGATGTTGCGCGTGGGGATTTTGTACAGCTGCGCAATCTTGCCAAGCCCTTCGGCCAGCTCACCAGCGGGCAGCTCAAACGCGGTCGAGGCCTTCGCCGCCGTGGTGGCAAAGGCCAGCAGGTCGCGTTTCTGGTCCTCGTAGGAGTCGTTCTGGTTCGTCACGCCCATGCGCGCGCCGCCCTCAACCAGCGCGGCGTAGTCAATTGCGCCGTTTTCCATCGGCAGCTGCTCACTGGCGGCCTTGATGGCGGCCTGCATGTCATAGAACTGCTTTGTGCGGTTTCCTTCGTTGTCGCGCAGCCCGTTAACCTGCTTTGCCACGCCCTTCATGGCGTCTTCCATTGCCGCTGATGCATGCACGGCGGCGGCAACAGGTGCAACCATCGCCAGCCCGGCGGCAGACGTTGCCGCACCGGCACCGGCCACGCGGTCGCGAACCTCAAGCGAACGCGAATATCGCTCACGCACCGCGCTCAGCTTTACCTGACGTTCTCCCAGCTTTTTAAGCGACTGCTGCTGCCGGTCAATGGCGGCGCGCGCCTCGTCCGACTGATTTTTCAGATCGCGCTGTGCCTGGCTCAGTTTCTTCGTGTCAATACCGGCAGCACTCAGCGCCTCACGCTGACGCTGCACCGACAGGCGCAGCCCGTTGTAGGTCTGCTGCAGCTGGCTGGCGCGGTTTTTTGCCTGCTCCAGCACGCGGGCCTGCGCGGCGGTTGGCCTGTTTGTTTCCGTAAACTGCACGGCCAGCCGCGCCGCTTCCTCGCGGGCGGCCTTCAGGTTATTCGCGGTGATGGCAAGCTGTGAGCGGGTCTTGCGAAAGCCGTCGATACGTCCGGCCTGCGCGTCCAGCTCTTTAAGGGTGTTGCGGGTGTCGCGCAGCGAGCCAGCCAGCTCACGGGTGCTGTCGCGGGCGCTGCGGAAGGGGCGCGTCAGCTTATCGACCGCGCCCAGCACGACCTGCAGACGCAGATTTTTATCACTCATCGCTGGTCCCGTGTCGCAGGATTGCTTTGTGCCGCCACTCCAGCACCTCGGTCAGCGTCATGGACTCGGTAACTGAGGGCGGCCAGTGAAAGACGGTGGCGATGTCCGCCACCAGATCGTCTACCGTCAGGCCGTCGGTAAATCTGACAGGACCGACTTCTTCAGCAAAAAAGTGACCACCTCAACCGACAGGCTCACCAGATCGGCGGGGTCCATTTCGTTGATTTCCGCCGTGGTCAGCGCCGGGGTGGTGATACGCGGCAGCACGGTGATCAGTGCGTTCACGTCCATGTCCATCAGCGCCTGCAGGCGGGTGCCGCGCAGCGCACCGGACTGCGGCTTACGCACGGTGACGGAGGTGATTTCGGTTTTACCGCGCAGGATCGGGGTGTCCAGCTCAATGACTTTTTCATTTGGTGCGATTTTGTCTGTCATGTTGCGATTCCGTTAAAAAGAGATAAGCGGCAGGCGCGCGGCCTGCCGGTGTGATTACAGGCCCAGCGCGTTGCGGTGCTTCTCCATCAGGTCGGTGCCGTCCACGATGTGGATCATGTTTACGATGTCAATTTCGTAAACCACTTCGCCGTTGATGGTCAGCTTTGCGTAGCTGTTGGTTGCGGACACTTTGGTGGTGCTGGATTCGCCGGTTTTCCATTCGCCGGAATCAAGCTCCTTATAGCGCCCGCGCGTGACCAGCTCGACCGCCTGCACTTCGCCGGTGTCGTCGCGCTGAATGGAGCCGGTAAAGCGCAGCTGAATGCCGTCAACGGTTTCGGTGCCAAGCTGTTTGAACAGCAGGGCTTCGGTGCCGCCGATGGTAAATTCAGTGTCCAGCGCGCCGTCGTCCAGGCCCATGTCGATGTCCACCGCACCGGCCATGCCGCCGCCGCGATACTTTTCGAACTTGCGCGCGACTTTCGGCAGCGTCAGGGACTCAACCAGCCCCTGCCAGTTGTTGCCTGCGTTGAACAGGTTCAGGTGCTTGAGTTTGCGGGGTAATGCCATCTTTCAGTCTCCTTATGCGCTGACGCGGCTGCTGAAATCGACCAGATACTGGTCGGTAATGCGCTGGCGCAGCAGCAGGTTTTCGAGCGGCGGCACCGGCGTGTAGTCGTAATCGATCAGCAGCTTGCCCGCCTTGAGGGTGTCCTTGTCGTTCACGCTCTCGTCCAGCCAGCAGTCCGCGCCAATCAGATAGCCCTGATTCACCAAGCTGCGCAGCTTCGCGCGGATGCTCTCGATGATGTCACGGGCCAGTGACGGGTTCAGCGCACCGTCAACACTCCACATTTGTGCTTCTGCCATCGTGTCCATCAGCACCTGCGCGGTGCGGGTGTAACACTCAAACTGAAACAGCGCGTCATCACTGAGGCAGCGGGAACCCCAGAAGCGGAAGCCGTCTTTACGGATCAGCGTGGTGACGTCGTTCTGGTTCAGCAGGCCCGCATCGGTGGCCGGATCCTGAAGGTCCCAGAAAACGTCTTTTGAAATGCCGGTGACGCCGTTCACGCCGACGTTTGACAGGGATTTATGCCAGCCGGTCTGCTCGTCGATTTTGGCGCGCAAGCCCAGCGCACGCGCAGTGGCGTAGGCCGTCGCATCCGCCTTCAGCACCGTGTCAAAGCTGATAAAGTCCGGCCAGATCAGCATACCTTCGCGCTGGCTGAAGTTGCTGCGGTAGGCAATCGCCTCTTCAACGCTCTTGCAGCCATACGCGGACAGGTACGCAAAGCCGCGCAGGCTCTGCGCCACGCTCAGCAGCTCGGTGGCGACGGCTTTTGTGTCGTGCCCCGGTACGCCCAGAATGCGGGGCTTAACGCCGCAGACGGACTGTGCGGCCAGCAACGCTTTCATGCCGGTGCGCTGGCCGTCGGTCACGCCGCCGATAATGTTGGCGGTGGTTTCCGCTTCGGTCTGGCCCTGCGGCACGCGCACAACGATGGTCACGGGTTTGGACTGGTCCGCGATGGCGTCCAGTGAACGGGCCAGCGTGCCTGATTCCCCGGCCTTGCCGCTGGCGGTGAGTACGTCGGTTAACAGCACCGGGCGGTTAAGCGGGAAGGTGGCCGCGTCGGCGTCGTCGCCGGTGCAGACCAGCCCGACAATCGCGGTGCTGACGGTGGTGATGGTTCGCGTGCCCTCGTTGATTTCCTCAACGCGCACGCCGTGGTGATAATCCTGTGCCATGTGGCGGTTCTCCTGTGAAGGGGTTCCGCTATGGTGAAAGGTCGCGGGCGCGGGCGCACCCTGATGGCGTTGTGTGGAAAATCACACAATGAAAAAAGGCCCGGTGCGGGCCTGATGATTACTGCGGTTTTGCGGGCCAGCTGATATCCGGCGCACCTGACACGTCGGTGGCCTGCACCGCCTGCACGTACTTCATCCAGGCGATAAGCGTGGCCTTGTCCGCATCGGTGATGATGCCTAACAGCAGCTGCGTCTGCCATGCCTGGGTGATACCGCTTGCCTCGCTCACGCGCGCCGCCTTTTCGCTGGCCGCCGCGTCAAGCCGCGACTGCTGCTGTGCATCGCTGTCGGTCACCCACTTTACGCCGTCCCACTTATCAAACGCGGTTGCGGGGGGCTGCGTTGTGGTGTCCGCCGGATAGTCACCCAGCGCCGTGATTTTCACCGGCGCGCCGCCGGATAACGGGTAAACCGTTTCGCCGCGATGATCCGGCACGTTCAGCCAGCTGCCGTCCTGATACACGGCTACCATGCCCGCCTGTGCATCTGGCGGTGCGGTCAGGCAGGCACAGGCAGGCAGGCCGACGCCCTGCGCCAGAAATTCCTGTACCGCGCCGGTAAACTCCCCGGTCAGCGCGTCATAGCCATACACCGTCAGCGTGCCGTCGGCTTTTGCCAGCCCGTTCTTATCAAGCGTTGCCTTTGCCATTATGCAGCCCTCACGATGTAGTTAAACGCCACGTTTCGCGGGCGGTTCTCCGCTGCCACCGGCACCACGCGCGAGGCGTCAAAATAGATTTTCTCGCCCATAGACTGCCCGTTTGATGTGTTGCCAACAGGAGGCCCGTCGGTAATGGCTGCTCCGTCAGGATAAATACCCTCGTTGGCATTTTTACCGTTGTTATAAAAAACCCCGTCTGACCTGCCGTTATACGGCACGGCCAGCGACTGAACGCCGGTCATGTTCCTGATGGCGTCACCCTGCGCCGAAAGCAGTGCGCGCGCGCTGTCCGCACCGCGCCCGTCGTCCCAGCCGCGGATAAACTCACCGCGCAGGTCGGGCAGTTTCAGTGACGGATAGACTTTGGCCAGCGCCGGATAGGCGGAGGCGCTGAAGGATGCGCCGTTGCACTTCAGCCAGCCGGTCGGGGGCGTTGCCAGTGGCCACGGCTGCGGAATGCCGACCGGCAGGGCCGAACCGTCAGCGGCCAGCAGGTACTGCGGATGTGGATTCGCGGCGGCAAGGTGCGCGGCTGTCAGTTTGTCCGCATACTGGCGCACCTCCAGCACGCTGTCGTCCACGTACTGCCGCGTTGCCAGCACCACGGACGGGTCCACCTTCAGCGTCACGGCGTCGGTGCTGCTGACGATGATGATCATGCGCAGCCGCTGGGTACGCCCGCTGCCCTCCTGCAGCTGCGGCTTGTAAGTTTCGGCGGTATTGCATACGGCAATCAGCGTGCCGTCACCGTCAAACAGCCCCATTTCACGGATCCAGAATCCACCCTCGTTTTCCGGGATAACCTGCTCCGCGATAATCTGGCTGCTGTTGGCTGCGTCCACGGTCAGCGAGTTAAGCGCGGCGCGGCGCACCTCGTTAACCAGCTTCGTCTGGCTGGCGTTCGGCGCTGGCAGCGTGCCGCCGCCGTCGCCCACGGCCATGTGCGTGATGTTCAGTTTTGTGCCGAGCGACACGGCGTTGGCAATCTTTGCCGCGCCGGTGCTGGTCACGATGGCATAGAATTTTGTCATGGTCCCACTTCCATCAGGTCGATAACGTGAACCGCCGCGCCCGTGTAGCTCTGGCCGCCGACGGAGATAATGTCCGGGGTATAGGGGTAGACGGTGAGATCGTCACCGTCATAGCTGCCCGCGCCGGTGAATAACGTCCCGCCGCTCTGCAGGTTGATGGACATGCCCAGCAGGTGACGGCTGCACGGCTTCGCATCGCTGATCAGCCGCTCAAGTTCTGCATAGGTTTCTTCTGTAATGCCCTGGTCCTGCACGCCGATGTCCAGCCGGAACGTGCCCGGCGCTTCACCGTTTTTCCACCACTCAATAACCCGGATCAGGAAGCCGAACGGCTCCACCACGCGGCGGATGGCGCTGATGGTGCCCTTGTGCTGATGAATGTAAAACGCATCGCTCACCACCTGCCGCTTGACGCTTTCCACCCAGCTTTCGTCCCAGCGGTCCACCGAAAACGCCCAGGCCAGATACGGCAGAAAGCTCACCGGGCAGGTGGCCGGATTCCATAAATCCCGCAGCGGCACGCTCAGCCCGGAAATGCCGCTGCAGGCTTCTGCCAGGCGGCGCTCCAGCGCAGACGAGCCGGGCGGCATCAGGCTGCTGTTGCTCATGTCACCCCCTGATCGCCCGCTACGGACACATCCGTGCCGGTGCAGTAACCCGCCTGCGTGCGGTCCATGATGATGTCCGCCGCCGGTTCGGTGATTTCCACCCAGTCCACACCGGCCACGCGGAGCACCGCCCCGTAAGACTCACGCCGCACGCTGCGGCCCAGCTTTTTCTGCTCGGTCAGGTAAGCGGCCAGCTTCGCATTTGCCGCCTCAAGGCAGGGACCGGCGGCCACGCCGTCAAACAGGTGCAGCCTGGCCTTCACGCTGTAGCTGCGGATGGTCGCCCCCTGAACCGTCACGCGGTCGGCCACCGGGCGCACGCTGTCTGCGTTCAGCGCGGTGTCCACTGTGGTCAGCAAATCCGCTGCCGCCGTTCCGTCGCCCTCACGGCTCAGAACGGTGATCAGCACCGTCGCCGGTGACGGGCTGATGGCGGACACGTCCTGTACCCGGCCATCGGCGCTTTTAGCGTGAAACTCATACGCGCCCGTCGGTCCGGCCACGCTCAGCCCCTCGAACGCTTCCGGCACGCGCACGCGCAGTGCGTCGTCCGATTCCATTACCGCATCCACCGGCGGCACCGCGTCGGGGTTCGCAGGGGTAACCGTCAGGCGCTGCACGTTGTTGCGGGCGGCCATCTGGTCCAGATCGCTGCCGATGGCGTAGGCCACCATCACCGCCTGCGCCGCCTCGTTAATGCGTTGGCGCAGCAGGATTTCCCGGTAGACGCTTTCCTGCAACATCTTCACAATCGGGTCAGACTCCAGCGCCAGCACGCGGCGCATGGCGGCCTGTGAATCCGCCGGATAAAGCGCAATCAGCGCCTCTTTACGCTCTGCCAGCAGCGCCTCAAAGTCCGGCACCTCAATAATCTGCGGCGCAGGCAGCTGGGAAAGATCAATTACTGCCACTGTTCACCCCCACTGGCACAGACATAGCAACCGGCGAGCCGTCAGCACGCTGGCCGGTCAGTTCAACCACCATAGATCCGTTAAAATCGCTGGTAAGATTTACGGTGCTCAGCCTTACGCGCGGCTCCCAGCGGCTGAGCGCGGTATACACCGCTGCCATTACCTGCAGGCGGAGCACGTCGTTTTGAGGCTGGTCCATCAGCACTGACAGCAGCGAACCGTAATCACGCCGGGCGATGCGGCTACCTTCCGGGGTGATCAGGATGTCGCGCATGCTCTGCCGTATGTGATTGATGTCGGTAATGGCTTCGCCGGTGTCGCGGTTCATGCCGAGATACATCACTGCGGGCCTCCTGACGTGTCGGTACCATTTTTCACCTTTTCGTGTACGTGCTTATCAACCACGACGCCGTTTGAACTCATTGCGCCGCCGGACTGCGTGACGGCCCCTTTAATCTTCATTGCGGCGTTAATCACCGCTTCATCGGCATTCAGCGCAAATTTCTTTGTGTTCAGCTCTATGTTTTCAGCCCCTTCAACCAGCACGTTTTTCACTCCCCTGATCAGCCAAAGGTTCCGGGCCGGGTCATACTGGAAAAAACCGCCGTCGCTGTATTCCGTTGTGTCACCGTCTTCTGAATAGTCTGGCGGCGGGAAGGCTTCGGAATAAATGGCGGGCAGCGCAAAGGCGGTTTCAAGATTGCCGCCCAGGCTCAGCAGCACAACCTGTTCCCCGACAGTGGGCTGCCACCATGTGCGTGTGCTACCGGCACGCAATGTAAGCCAGTTAATCCAGTTGGTTTCGAGATCGCCCGTTTTTACCCGGCACAGCCAGTTCACCGAATCCACTTCGGACACGGTGCCGGTGCGGATCAGGTTGGTGATAAGGCGCATAATTTCGGTGAGTTTTTCGTTCATGAATACATGATTGCTATTGGAGGATTTTTTTGCAGCTTTGTGGCAATGTGTAGAGAACCACACATCAAAATTATTTAAGACGACGAATTATGATTTTTACTGCGAGATACCTAATAGAACTACCTTACATAGTTAACCTTTCTGATGGCGATTATGATTTCAGATATAACGACTCTATTATTAGAATGAATATTAATAATGACCTTTATGCTCTAGTTCGCTTTGTTAACTCCTGCCAATTAACCGCTGCCATAGGCTTTAAAGAGGAAGTATTACAGCATTTAAAAGAGCCTCTCTCTTTAGTTAAAGCGAAAACGATAGTCTCTTTGATAAGTTGTTACGCCATAAGCGAGTTAGCGAGCGTCTCTGCTCAGGAGTTACTTGATTACTTGCGCAGAATAACACCAATGACAAATACTTATCCTACAGAGGAAGAAGCAGAGGAAACACTCCAAGGCCTTAACGAGAATCAAAAAAGAGAAATTATTAATAGAGCCGCCATTGAGAAAACAGCGGGAATACTATTTCCACCAAGAAGCGCCATGGACTGCATAGATATAGTTAATAACTTTATCAGACATTACAGCGTTCATTTTGGTGATCATTTTGCTGAAGAGATATCCTTGTATCAAGTTGCGTCGGGGTTAACCAATGGCATTATGTTGCAACTATTTTGTGACAACGAAACGATTAGCTCCATCCCTGTAGTAGGGCTTTTTCCACCAATACTGAGAGGTGCCTTATATGTCCATGACAAGGAGCAAACAAGCAATTTTAAAAAGGTTTTATTGGACTCTCACTTTAGTAAACATTCGGAATTATTGTTGATAAGAGCTAAGAATTTAAAAACAAAAGGAGCCTTTCGGTCTGCCTTGCTTGAAGCCTCTGCTTCAATGGAAAATTATGTCAGACTGTTTTTAATTCATAAGATGAAAGAGAATAACTTATCTGATGATGATATAGAATCAACTTTAACAGTAGTTAACAGGTTCGAAGATAGGTGTAAGAAGCTATTCAAAAGTCAATATCTAAAATCAATTCCAGAAATTAGCCCTCTTGAGTGGCATCATGTTAAAACAGACAGGGACAACATAAGACATAAAACAACGCATACGTCACACGAGCCTACTGAAAAAGAGGTTGATATGGTGATAGACCACATCGAAAATCTTATTATTAAAGTGAATTCTTATTTAGAAAACTTCAAACAACACACATCAGATGAAAACCCAATTGAAAGTTGAAACATTTAAATATTTTGCTAGCTCAATCTGTGAGCCATCGCAATAATGCATCACGAATGGATGTTTCAACATTATTACTCACTCCCAACAATTGACGCTCCGCATATTTCACCATCGGGCCGCGACGGCTTACCCGGTCCCGCAGGCCGTAGTGATGGACGCGGGCCAGCTTCTGCACGCCCGGAACAAAGGCAACCTCAGCGGCATCTGCACCCGCCTGCGCCTTCAGATATTTTGCCGTTTTCAGCTTCGCAAACATGCCACGACGGATGCGGCCCTTTTTGCTGCGGGCACTGACGCGGCGCGGCTCCCATGCGGTGCCTTCCGGGGAACGCTGCGCGGTGATGTTTGCCTGCTGAATGCGGCGCACATCGCGCGCCACTTCCCGCAGCATCTTTTTCCGGGCGGCAGGCTCCAGCTGTGAAAGCAGCGCCGCCAGCCAGGCATCCACTTCATGCAGTTCAGCCACGTTTCACCACCCAGAACTCCTCCGGCGCGTCCGGCTCCGGCACCGCCTCAATCCGGGCTTTGCCATCCTCTTCAGTCACAATCACACGCTCTGTCAGCTTCAGATCCATGCTGATGTCACAGCGGTCATTCGCCAGAATATCCACCTCAAAAGTAAACAGCCTTTCGCGCGCCTCACTGTTCTGCAGCGCATCTGGCTGATTTTCCCGCAGCCACAAAGCCACCGGGGCCATCAGCAGATTCTGATCGCCGGTGAAGTCGGTGATCACCACGTTAAGGGTGTAGCGATACTCCCACGACAGGGACGCGGCGGACGTGGCGACCAGCTGGCCGCTGTCCACGAACAGGTGCAGGCGGTCCGGGTTGTCGGCCACATACCGGACGGACTTATTCAGGGCGCTGCGTAAGGACTGCGGCTTGTTCATCGTCTTTTTCCTGACAGCTGATAATGGTATCGACCTTACCGGCACATGCCGCCCAGGCGGCCTCCGTTTCGTCCAGCAGGGCCAGAAGGTCGCCGTTAGTGCGCGGCGCTGCCGGGTCCAGCTGGCAGCGGGTGATTTTCGGACAGCCACTCACGGTAAGATTCACCTCCTGCGAGGGCCGGTCGCTGCCGCAGCCGCAGCCGGACAACAGGATCAGGCAAAGCGGTATCGCTCCAGCGGCGAAGGTCTTCATTTTCACGTTTCAGTTCCTCAATCTTTCGCTGCCGGTCACGCAGCAGCTGGCCATTGCGTTCGGCGGCGGCGTAAAGCTGCGTCTGCGCCTTGCTGCTGGTCTGCGTCAGGATATTCAGGGCAATCAGCTGACTGTTTTTCTGGCTCAGCTTTTTGCCCTGGCCCGCAATAGTGGTCTGCTGTGCATCAATCCTGCCGTGGGCGCTGCTCAGCCGGTAAGACTGCACGCCAGTGATAATCAGCAGGATCAGCACAATGACTGCCAGTGCGCGTGTCATGCTGCTGCCCGCTCAAGCTCGGACCTGAGCATGCGGCGATAAAACACCGCATGAAGACCGGCAAACGCCGCCAGCTTCCAGCCCGCTGTCCACATCACCACTGCAATAAATACGCGGTGATACCATCTGAGCGGCACGCGGTCAGCCAGCTGCGCAAACCGCAGCAGCCAGGCAAACACCTGCTTTCGGTCACTGCCGGTCAGGGCGCAGGCGTACAGGCCGGAAAACCCGATAACGACCCAGGCGAAGAAGTCAGCCCACAGCAGCGCCGCCAGCGGATAGCCCGCAAAGCTGCCGTGACTGATACTGACCAGCGTCAGCAGGACGGTAAGTGACGCCGTAAACCACCATTTTTTAATCATCTGCATTTCACACTCCTTTAAGGCACCAGGCCAGCTCACGCCCGCGCCGGTTGTCCAGCCCCTGATTAAATACGCCTTTCACGTACACCCAGCGCGGCAGCTGATAACACGCATCGCGCCATTTACCCTTTTTCAGCAACGCCACCATTGTTGAGCCGCACACGTTGCCGGTCCCGACGTTGAACGCCAGCGACACCAGCGCGTCATAAACCTGCTGCGGCATGGAAACCGCCACGCAGCGCGCCAGTGCCGCTTCAGTGCGCAACACGTTGGTGATGAAATTCCCCGCCGCCTGCCGTTCCGTGATGGACCTGCCCGGCACCACGCCGGACGTGTTACCAATGCCGTCGGTCCACTTTCCCGCGCTGCACTGGTACGGCTGCAGGCGGCAGCCCTCGTAATCCGCAATCAGCCGCAGCCCCTCCACGGAGGTATGCAGCTGCTGAAAGCCGGGCATTGATGCGGCCAGCGCCAGCACCACGCCCACGGCGCAGCGTTTAACGGTCTGCAGATTCATATTCCCCCCGCGTGATGCGCCCGCTTGCCAGCAGCTGGTAGGTTTTGTGCTTGTAGTACCAGCTGATAAGCGCCATCAGCAGGCCGATAAGCACACCGGCCACGGTGGACATGTCTTTCAGGTCCATGCCACCCAGCCACGCCATGACTACCGCAATGCACCAGGTTAAAAAGGTGCTGATTTTTTCCCACATGATTCAGTCCCAAAGCTGGACGGCCTGCACGGTGGCCGTCGCTGTCACGTCCGGCAGCTCCACTTCCAGCCCGTGCAGTAAGAGGGGACCGTGCTCCGCCAGCCCCGGATTTGCCTGCAGCACCTGTTCCGTCATGCCCTGCGTGCGCCCGTAGTGACGCCAGCAGAGTGCGTCCACCGTGTCATACTGCTGTGCGCGCACTTTCATCAGATAAGCTCCACGGTGCAGTGCGGCATGTCCTGCACGCGGCTGATAGCCCAGCGCGCATCGCGCCAGAGATCGCCGCTGGCATCACTCAGTTCTTCGCCGCGCTTAACCGCTGTCGCGGTGGCGTCAAAATCCTGATAACGCTCGTTCAGCACGGCGCGGGTCCAGCACCACACCGCGTTCATGTAGTGATGCAGGCGCACGCTCTCACCGGCCAGCTTCTCAGCTGGAACGTCAGCCAGGCCGTTATGACCGGCCAGCTCCTGCCGCTCACGCCACGGGTAAAGCTCCGCGTTAACCTCCGCCATCGCGGTCAGCACCACCTGACGCAGACGCTCCGGCGTCACGGTGCCGTCAACGCGCATGACGGTGCGGAACTTCGCCAGATCAACGTCCGGCCAGAATGAGTTATTGGGGATGATGTCCGGCGTTCCCGTCGCCTTCTGTGGCGCGATAAATTCCATTGCTCTGTTACTCCTGAATAGGTGGGCGGTGGACGGGGTTTTGATGCGGCGCTGCCTGTCGCCACCCCGTGCCGCCCCGCGCGTGGGCACGTCCGGTTATCAGCTGGCGTTACGGATTTTCCGCTCCAGCTGCTCAATGTCTTTTTTAACGCCGCATTTCTCGTCCAGCTGCAGGGCGCGCTTCAGATGGTTCAGCGCGGACGCCGGGCTGCTTTCCGTCAGCACCCATCCAATGGACTTGTGCAGACGGGCGCGTGACTGATCGGGCATGTCGTGTGCGTCCACTACCTCCAGCGCCTCCAGCAGCAGGGCCGGATCAAACGGCGTCTGCGCCAGAATGGCGGCCTTTGCCGCGTCGGCAATTTCTTCGGCCAGCACCGTCGCCGTGGTGCGTTGTCCCAGCGGCATCGCCCAGCCGTGCTTCAGTGCGTGGCGGCCAATCGCCAGCGCACCGGCATAGTCACCGGCATCAACGCGCCAGAGCATCACGTACATCAGCACATCGTCCTGCTGTGCGCCGTCCGCGCTCAGCACGCCCTCAGCCCAGGCGGCGTACTTTGGCAGCACCTCCACCTTGATTTCGGCCTTACGGACGTTGGACTGAATGCCCTTGAGGCGGCGGCGGTCTTCGTTCAGCTGCAGCAGCATCAGGTCATAGCCCTTTGTGCTGCGGCCACTGCCGCCCGACCGGGCGGCCTCCTGTGCCTGAATAAAGCGCGTATGCGCGCGGAAAGGGTTAGTCACGGGTTACGCTCCGCCTTTGCTGCCATCACCGGCATCACCGGTCTGCGTGGTGTCCGCGCTGGCGGCTGAACTGCCCGCGCCGGTCATGGTCTTGACCACGCTGGCCGCCACGGCGGCGATACGTGCAATTTCCGCGTCGCTCATTTCGCCCGGCGCTTTTTCCGGCTCCTGCTCCAGCAGCTCGATGTTTTCCACCAGGCAGGTGCAGTCGTAGTCCTCGACCACGTAAGCCTCGTTGACCGACTCAAGGTTTTCGATGCGGTCACGTTTCGGGTTGTCGATGATCGAGCGGCGGCGGGTTTCTTCCTGCCAGTAGATGGACAGGTTATCCAGGCGGGTGATCAGCAGCGCATTCGCCGGGAAGTACGGGGCGCGGACCGCCTGCAGGCCGCCGATGCGCTTCTGGCTGATGATCAGATCAGCGGCCAGCGCTTCGGTGTTGGGCTGGCTCTGATTGACCAGCGGGAAATACTTGTCAGCCAGCAGCTGACGTCCGCAGATCACCACCAGTTCGGTGTCGTCCTGATACTGCACGCCGATTTTTTCCGACA